AGGTGGAGATACTGTAATCGTTCTTAAAATTTTTGGAATTGATTCAACATCTGACACACAATAATAAATAATTACTGTGGGGCTTCGGCCCCACATAATTTTTAAGGAGATAAATTATAGCAGGCGGCGGATCATTTTCAAGCGATCAAAAATTTACTACGTTAACAGCAGATGGTAGATTTAAAACTATTACTGGTGGAAGTATAAATTTAGGACCATGTAGAGTTACTTATATTCAAGCTCATGGTGGAACTAATTGTTTAGTAAAACTACATGATGGAACAGATGCTACAGGTTCTTTAGAGTTTCAAGCTAAATTTAGTTCTGAAGGACTTGATTTAATGGTCCCTGGTTCTGGCATAAGATTTAAAAATGGAGTCTACTTAGATTTAACTACTACAGACTCTGTAACAATAGGATACACAGGATAATGAAATCAGACGTAAAAGCAGTGAGAAAAACAGACGCTACATCAGTCTTTGCAGGAAGAACAAGATTAAGAGGAATTATTTTAGCATCAACAGGTTCTGCAGGTTCAGTTACATTACAAGATGGAAACTCAGTAACACAGTTTCAAGTAGATGTACCAGCAGGTGATGTATTTTCTTATAATCTAGCAGAAGACGGAATCTTATTTGAAGGCGGAATGACAGTTTCTGCTATATCAAATGCAACGGCAACTGTTATTATAGATAAATAGGAGAGTAAATGGCAACTTCCGAAACTACAACTTTCGAAAAAGGTTTTTCTATATCGGATATTGTAGAAGAGTCCTATGAAAGATTAGGTATACAAGGTGTATCTGGTTATCAATTAAAATCTGCTCGAAGATCCCTTAATATTTTATTTCAAGAATGGGCCAATAGAGGTTTACATTATTGGGAAGTTGCAAATAATAATCTAACATTAGTTAACGGCCAATCTGTTTATACAATGTTTAGATCAACTGATGACGTTCCACCAGGTGTTACACCAGATGCAACCGCTGTTTTTGGTGTTGATGATATACTAGAAGCTTCTTATAGGAATTCTAATGTGGACACACCTCTTACAAAAATAAGTAGATCACAGTATCAAGCATTATCAAATAAGACTTCTACTGGAACACCATCACAATATTTTGTTCAAAGATTTATAGATAAAATTACAATAACTTTATATCTAACACCTGGGTCTAATGAAGCAGGTAAGTTTTTAAATTATTATTATGTAAAAAGAATTCAAGATGCAGGTGATTATACTAATGATGCAGATGTACCTTACAGATTTGTACCATGTATGACTGCCGGTTTAGCTTACTATCTTGCGATTAAAAATGCACCCGACAGAGTTCAAATGCTAAAGATGTTATATGAAGATGAATTACAAAGAGCTTTACAAGAGGACGGCTCATCATCAAGTACTTTTATTAGTCCTAAAGTTTATTATCCGGAGTCTTAATGTCTAATCTTTCTTCAGGTAGATACGCACAGTTTATTTCCGATAGATCAGGATTAGCGTTTCCGTATTCTGAAATGGTGATTGAATGGAATGGTGCAAGAGTCCACATATCAGAGTTTGAACGTAAACATCCTCAATTAGAACCAAAACCACATAGTGCGGACCCGCAAGGTTTATTAAATGCAAGACCTGCAAGAGTTGAACCTGCTGTTGCAAGAATATTGACTTTAAATCCATTATCTACAACAAGTGGGTCTACAACAATATCTGTATTTGAAGACAATCACGGAAGAACTACAGGTGATACTGTTAGATTTAGAAATGGAGAAGAAGGTGCAGGTATAACTGCTGCAGATATAAATAACGCTTCGGGATTTACAATTACAGTTACAAATGATAATAACTATACATTTACAGCTGCAGGCACTGCAACTGCAACTGCAAAAATAGGAGGAGGGAGTATATCGGCTGGTCCGGTTACTCTAACACCATAATGGCATATACACTTACAAACTTACAAGACGATATTAGAAACTACACTGAAGTAGATAGTGATGTTTTATCTACAGGTGTTTTAAGTACTATAATCAAAAACGCTGAAAATAGAATTTACAGAGAAGTAGACTCCGACGATAATCGATTCTACGCTACATCAAACCTACAATCTGGAAACAGGTATGTTTCAATTCCAACTGATCTTAGATCTATAAGATATGTTCAATTAAAAGATGGGTCTAATAACCAAGTATTTTTAGAAAAAAGAGATACCAGTTTTATGACAGAATATTACAATACACCCAGCACAGCCAGTGGCCTTCCCAAGTATTACGCCAACTGGGACGCTAATTTTTGGGTAGTGGCACCTACACCAAACAATACTTTTGAAATTACCATGGCTTATATTAAACAACCTAGTTCAATATTAGATAGTCCTCAAAGTATATCAGGAACTTACGTAAGTAATAAATATCAGGATTTACTTTTGTATGCTTGTCTGGTAGAAGCATATGGATACTTGAAAGGTCCAGCGGATCTGTTACAATACTACGAACAGTCATATAAAAGGGCTGCAAAATCGTATTCTATCGAACAAGAGGGTAGAAGACGTAGGGATGAATGGCAAGATGGCGTTATTCGTTCTCAGATTAAGTCGCCATCACCATAAAATAAATTAAGGAGATAATTAAATGGCAAATATAGTACCGGATTCTTTTAAAACAGATACTCTAAAAGGAACCTTTAACTTTAAATCTACTGCCCAAGGTGGGGGAAGCACTTTTAAATTAGCGCTTTACGATGATATTTCTGCTTTTAGTACTGCAACAACTGCTTATACAACTACTAATGAAGTTTCTTCATCTGGTACAAACTATACTGCAGGTGGAAATACTTTAACTAACTTTGGTGTAAATATATCAAGTAACATTGCATACGTTGATTTTGATGATTTAACTTTTTCATCTGTAACGTTAACTGCAGTAGGAGCACTGATTTATAAAGGTACAAGTAATGAAGCTGTATTAGTTTTAGACTTCGGCGGATCAAAAACTGCAACTAACGGTGATTTCGTTGTTCAGTTTCCAACTGCTGATTCGTCTAATGCAATCATTAGACTTGGCGACGCGTAATATTTATAAGGAATACAAATGGCGTTAGTAGTAAATGACAGAGTAAAAGAAACAAGTACGACTACTGGTACCGGCACATTCACTTTGGCTGGAGCTGTAACTGGTTTTGAAACTTTTTCTTCTGCTATTGGAAATACAAATACGACTTACTATGCAATATCTTTACAAGGTGGAGCAGAGTTTGAAGTTGGTCTTGGGACCGTTGCGGCTGGAACATTAGCTAGAACAACTATTATTTCTTCATCTAACTCAGATAGCGCTGTGAACTTTTCAGCAGGCACAAAAGATGTATTTTGTACATTACCAGCTAGTAAAGCTGTTTATAAAAATGCGTCTGATGTAATAGAAGGGGTACCAAGTAACGGATTCGTCATTGCTATGTCGATTGCATTATAGTATAAGGAATAAATTATGGCACAAAACTTTAGAAACTATTTAAAAAGAGAAACAGGAACAGCAGCAGTAGATGCTTTAGGCGGAGCTGCGGATAGTTTTGATACTTTAATTAGTATTAGAATGGCAAACATCACTACTTCAACAATTAATGTTGATGCATACATTAAAAGATCGTCAGCAGATTATTATTTAATTAAAAATGCGCCAGTTGTAAGTGGCGGATCATTAGAACTTATTGATGGAGGCTCGAAGATAGTACTTGCTTCAGGAGATCAGCTATTTGTTAAATCAGATACAGCTTCTTCTTTAGATACTGTCGTTGGCGCTGTAGATGATATAAGTACATAAGGAGAATCATGGCCTATTTAGGAAACGCACCGAAACAAAATTTAAATACCATGAACTCTCAACAGTTCAGTGGTGATGGATCCACGGTCAATTTTACATTAAGTCAAAGTGTTTCAAACACTGCAGAAGCAGAAGTCTATGTTGGAAACGTTAGACAAGATCCATTTTCAGCTTACTCAATATCAGGTGGTACCACTTTAGCTTTCACAGAAGCTCCACCATCAGGCACAGCAAACATTTATGTAGTGTTCCAAGGTAAATCTACCGGTAGCATTAACCCTGGAGAAAACAGTATTCAAGCAGGAATGATTTCTGCAATCAATGGTGGATATAAAAATCTAGCAACAGTTTCAGAAGCAATCACAGTTGCTGCAACGGATAACATGATGTTATGTGGTCCAGTTGCTTTCACTAATACAGTAACAGTAAACGGGACATTAACGGTAGTATAATGAGTGAAATATTTGTAGACAATATTAAACATCAATCTTCACAAGGTAGTGGTACCATTACTTTGGGTGCGAGTGGTGAAACAATTGCATTAGCAAGTGGTGCATCAGTTACAGGTAATGGTTTAGTTGGAATTACAATGGCAGACCAATTTAGATTAACTACTACTTTTCAAGGTACAAATGCTGATATTACTGCAAACTTAGAAAGAGTTGATGATGCAACATTTTCTAAAATAGGAACAGGTATGACAGAAAGCTCTGGTATATTTACTTTTCCATCTACAGGACTTTATCAAGTAATACAATCCTTAACTATGACTGCTGTAAGCGATGCAAGAGCATCTGTTTATATGAATGCTTCATCTGATAGTGGAAGTAATTATGATTCAATAGCAAGAACAGATATAATTGATACTACCGTTGCATCTGGTAGAGCAACATCATCACAAACAACATTTGTAAATGTAACAAATGCCTCAACTTTTAGAGTAAAATTTACAACTGATAGTTTTTCATCTAGTTCTAATGTTGTTGGTAGTACTAATTATACTGTTAGTTCATTTACATTTATAAGATTAGGAGATAGTCAATAATGAATAAAGATTATTTACAAGACGCATTACATACTTTTAATGGTGGTAATTGGTATGGTTGGAAAACACATGATGACAATGGAAATAAAATTCCTAACTCTGAACGTATGCAATATCAACACATAAAGATTATTAAAGATGGTGCAACTATGCCAACTGAAGCAGAAGTGAACGCTAAAATACAAGAATTAAAAGATGCAGAAACACAAAAAGAAACAGACGCATTGAATGGCAAACAAAAATTAAAAGATTTAGGATTAACTGATGCTGAAATAAAAGCATTAATAGGATAATTATGGGAACAATTAAAACAACAAACATAGAACCAATCGCTGACAACGGCACAGTAACCCTGGGTAGTAGTGGGGATACATTTACTTTGGCTACAGGTGTAAAATCTAGTTTTTTGTATCCAGCTTTTGAAGCATATCTATCATCTACTCAAAGTGTTACCAATGATGTTACAACAAAAATTCAAATTGA